TCAGGCCAGCGACTCCAGGATTCTTTCCCGCTCGACCTTGTAGACGTGGTCATAATCGGTCTCCCTGAATTGTTCCAATTCACTGGCGAAAAGCTCGGCTGCATGATGGCCGGCATGTGTCTTTTCGTCTTCTATGACCGCAGCTATCCGTCGAAACAGTTCGGACTCGAAATTGCCTGTGACGTTCAGTGCGTTCGGCCTTGCCAGTCTCGCCCCGCCATCCAAACGGATTGCAGAGACGTAAAACTCATCTTCGTAACCGGCGCCCGCCGATGTCAACTCGGCGCGCCCATAGAGCAGCAATCCGGTTTCCCAGCGATCGCAGAGGCGAATGCTCAGCTCATCGAACGAGTATTCGCAGGAGAACACATCGGTGTGCATTGTCATTCTGCTGCCTTCGCGTTTGACGTGGAGTACACACGTCCTATTTTGCTGTTGTCCATCATCACTGTGTCCGCCAGATCCGCCGCAGTAGTGTTGGGCTTACTGGGCATTAACGGCACTTCCTTTCAGCGTACTTCCGGCTTCCAAATCCATGGCCTGTCCGGTTTCGCTGACTTCGTGCAAGCTTTTAACGCTTGCGCGGGCTCATTCCTTTCAGTGCCAATAGGCTCTTAATGAGAAATTGCCATTCAACACGATATATGTCAACATTATTTATGTTTATTTAGATCGAGAAAGACACTAAAAGTGTTTGAGACCTATGACCGCCGACATATTCAGCAAAAGTCACAGATTTGGTGAGCTATGCGAAAGGAGAAAAGGCGGGCTTGCTACTTCCGCGCAATATGCCCGCAGATGCGGCCGATGATCGTCAGCCGCTCCAGTTCGACAGTGAATGTTTCCAGCGCCGGATTGTCCGAAATGATTTTCACCTGGCTCGGATGCGTGAAGGGCACGCGCTGGAGGCGCTTGATCTGCGGTTCGGAATAGCCGTCGCTAATGGCGTAAACGGTATCGGTCGTCATCTGGTTTTGGGAGAGATCGACGATGACGCGATCGCCTGGCATATATGTAGACTGCATGGAGTCGCCGATCACCTCCATGATGATGGTATGGTTTGGCGAAGCTTTCGCCTCGTTGCGCAAATACCCCGCGGGAATCAGCCATTCCGCAACGATCTTGTGGCCGGCGACATTCCCGGAGCCGACGGGCAGGTTGATGACTTCGCCGACAACGCCGCTGCCGGCACCCAGCTTGACATCCACTTCCGGCGTTGCGCCTGCGATCTGCGGCTGCCAATGCTCGCGGCTGTAGCTGAGCTCATCGTTATCTTCAGCGAATCCTTCATTGTATTGCTCGTCCGGATCGAAGGAGGTGACCATGTTCGGTACCGAGCGGGCCACTTTGCGCGGCCCTTCGCCGGTCAGGAGATAGGCTGCCGTCGTGCCGAATTTCTTGGCATAGCGGTTAGCGATCTCGGCGTTGAATTCGTTCTGGCCGTTCTCGTGCGCCCGGTAGGTGGAAAGGCTCACGCCGAGCGCTTCTGCCGCCTTCGTGGCTGATGGATAATTTGCGGCTTCGCGCGCGGTCTTCAGTCGTTCGCCCATGGATTTTTGCATCAGGTGACACTCGCAAAATTATTAACATAAATCATGTTGACATCGGCATTATTATCAACATAATTTGTGTTTATCAAGAGGCCTGCGGTGCAAATCGCCGTGGCCGGTACGCTGGCTTAACCGGCGTGCGATGGAAAGATGTTTTTAGGGGTGATGGCATGATCGCGAGTTGGAGGGGCAGGAAATCATATTTGCAGACGGGATATTTCGATCGCTTCTGGGACTGTCCAGGCTGTCATCGGGCTTTGTCGATCGCAGAGATCATCGAACTGCATTGCGAAAACTGCGACGCAGCCGTGGAGCCGGCGGAGATGGACGATGCCGAGCCTGCGACACCGGCGCTGAATCCGGAGGAGATGCCATGAGCGAAATGTTACAAGGCTTTCTGGCGTGTATCGGCGCCGCGCTCTTCTTCGCCAGTACGCTGGCGGCGATAGAATCCGTCTTCTGGAGATCAGAATATTCAGGCGATCAGGATGACGCCTGCGGTGCACCTGAGGGTGACCAGATCCATTTCCGGATGACCGGCGACAAAGATGCCGGCGCGGCAAAGCCGACACGCTTCGCGAAACCGAGCTGAAAATCGGCTTCTGCACGAAAAATCAAACCACGGAATCCAACTCACAGACTTGGCCTTGCCGGCCAGAGGAGGTTGCTATGAATGAATTTCAAATCGGAACAGAAGCGGTTACGGGCGGTCATCTCGGCTGGATTCGCAAGGTTCATCGCGCGACGAACGAGATCCTCAAGGATCGAAGCGGCGAACCGATTGTCTTTGCGACGCAGGACGCAGCAAAGGCCGCCGCTGGCGAGGCCATGGTTGCCTATCTGAACACGCCCATGCTGCGCGATGGCGCGAGAGTGGAGGCAATTTCCAAGGCGGAAGCTTTCTTTAAGCCCAAGCCGATCGGCGTTGCGGCCGGGAACATGGCGTGACCGATATGCCGCGGTGGAACAAGCATACATTTTCTTGCGAAAGGAGCCGCAGGATCGATGACCAAGGGCAAGCTTGATCTTCTTCTCGATGGCCTCGGCATCAAGCTCGTTCCGGTCCATCGCCGCCGCGCACCGGCCCAGAGCCATGCTCGCGGGACCATGCAGGAAATCCGGGGGCGACATGGCGACGGACATCTGGTCTTCGTTCTGCGCTGCATCCGTCAAACCGGAAATAATCGCGACGAGCTTTGGTCGGATACGATCGGAGCAGTCTCCGATGTTCTTATGCAGCGTCAGGATTGGGCGCTGCAGCGTCCGGGCGACCTGCTTGACGCCTTCGACGACATCGCACTTGCTTCGCTGCGCTTGGATGCCGTGGCGAGGCGGCCTTGGCCGGTTCGCGCGACGCTGCGAACCCTAATCTATTGGGAATTGGAGAGACGACTTGATGCACCGACCCGCCTCGCAGTTTGACGATCTATCCCATCATGCGGCTGAGATCGCCGATTTGAGCCTGATCGTTCGTGCTCGCTTCATCGAGGCGGCCGATACGATGGTTCACCTCGATGTCCGCGGCGTTCGCCCGGACAGAATGCGCACGCTCTGGCCGGATGTCCTGCCCGAGTCGATGGATCATGCCGATCTCCGCATCCGTTATCGCCCGAGCGCTGCCGCCATCAGTCGGGCCGAAGAGGTGTTGCAGGATTGGCTGCGGATCCACGTCCGGGACGAGGAGCGCCGCATCCTGCTTTCGCGCTGGTCCGTTTGCCTTGCTGCACCTCGCGTCGCCGGATCTTTTCGGGATTTCTGCGCCCGAACCGGGCGTGTGCGGCGCACCGCGGAGCGGCGCATTCAGAGCGAATTTCAGAATGTCGCCGGCGCACTTCTCGCCACTTCGCCGATATTGCAGGAGCCTGACTGGTCGCGCATATCGCCGATGATGCCGAATTCGGCCGGCGGTTGCGAGCGGGTTAAACCGCCGATGACCAAACATGCAACGCATTGGTTGCCGGATGACGCCCGGCCGGTGTTCGATGCGGCCAGCCCTGAACTTGCGGAGCTTGCCAAGCGGCTTGAGCGCGGAAATCGCCGGCGTGCCAAGATGAAGGTCTAGATCGCGACGGCATTTCCGGTCCGAATCCGTATTTGCCGCTGTGGTCGACCTTGATCGTTTTCACCTTATGGTGACATGCTGCTTTCGAATGCAAAGACGCCGCTTAGCCGAGGGCTTGCGGCGTTCTCGCCAAAATCCGGCACGGCATATTCTGCCAGAAGCCGAAGTCGCGATGCCGGCAGGTGAGCGCGCCACGGGTCGCCGATTAGAGCCACTGTGCCTTTTGCCAGACAGCGATCCAGAAATGCGGTGACGCGTTTTGCAAGGGCCGCTTCATAGAAGAGATCACCGATACAGACGACATCGACTGCGGGAGGTTCGCCTCTTGTCAAATCTGCGAGGACGGGCTGGACAGCCACGTCATTCAGAGCCGCATTAAGCCCGATGGCTGCGATGGCATAGGGATCGATATCAGCGGCATGCACGTCCGCCGCTCCGGCCTTTGCGGCTGCAATGCCCACAATTCCTGAGCCAGCACCGAGGTCGAGCACGCGGCAACCGGCGACGGTTTCTGGCCTATTCAGAAGATAGCGTGCTAGTACCAACCCTCCACCCCAGTAATGTGCCCAATAGGGGGAGCCGAATTGCGGATCCCGCTCTGCGAGGTGTCGCAAACCGCTATGCGGGCCTGCCTTGTGCAGCCGAATCTCGGGAATGCCGGGAATGGGCAGAATCGGAAGATTGGTGGTGATGAACTGCCGTGCACCGTCGAGGCCTAGGGCGCTTTCCAAGTTGTGGCTCAATGCTTCCTCTTGCTTCGTCTCTTGGGAACTATCATCAGATAGTTCCGGAGAGAATATTGATCAATTCGTCGGACTGCGGAGCGCGATATTCCCAAGGGATTTCAAGTAATTATCCATCGTCTTCGTCAAGATTCGTCAATCCTTGCAGAGCCGTTATCCTTCAAGGGTGTCGCCAACAGCGCCGAATTGGGGTATTGGTTTTGACATGATGAGAACAGTTGCAGCGACGCACTGTTGACCGCAAGCGATGTTTTAAACCGCTTGTTTCCTTTCAAGGCTCCATCGGAATTTCAAGCATGTCCAATGCCGACAAGCCGGTCGTGCAGCGAAAGCCGCGCGCGCGCCGGCGCAAAGCCGTTCCGGCCGGCGATACGCCGCTCGATTATATGTTGAAGGTGATGCGTGATGATGAGGCGGATCAGAAGCGACGCGATGAAATGGCGAAGATCGCAGCATCCTATGTTCACCAGAAGCCAAGCGAGCGCCCTGGAGCTGGGGCCAAGGGAAACCGGGCTTTCACGATCGATTTAACCAATGCCACGGATGAGCAGCTTGCGACACTCGAATCCCTCTTCGGTCCGCTTGCCGGATCCGGTGACGATGATGGCGGCGATCCAAGAGGAGAAAGCGAAGCGGACAGTTGAGCGTGAGCGGGCCGAGCGTAACAGACAGATCGCCGCGGATGCCGAGCGGATTCGCGCCGATTGCCAGTCGCTGGCCGGCTTCGTCCGAGAAGCCTGGCATGTCGTCGAGCCATCTGCGGACTATGTCCATGGCTGGCACATTGACGCGATCTGCCGGCATCTTGAAGCAGTCACTTCAGGCGAAATCACGCGGTTGCTGATCAATGTGCCGCCGGGCACGATGAAGTCGCTTCTCTGCGGCGTCTTCTGGCCGGCATGGGAATGGGGACCGAAAGACAAACCACAACTGCGCTATCTCGGCGCGTCCTATTCGGAACATTACGCCAAGCGCGACAACAGACGCATGCGCGATCTGGTTGCCTCGGAATGGTATCAGGCGCTCTGGGGGGACCGGGTCAAGCTGACGCGAACCGGCGAGATGGCCTTTGCCAATACCCGCACGGGATCGCGCCAGGGCGTGCCGTTTTCAAGGCTGACCGGAGGTCGCGGTGACCGGGTCATCATCGATGATCCTCATTCAGTCGATGGTGCGGAATCCGAAGCGGAGCGTCTGTCGACGGTACGGACATTTCGCGAGTCCGTGCCGACGCGGCTCAACGACCCGCAGCGTTCGGCCATCGTCGTGGTGATGCAGCGATTGCATGAGGCGGATGTGTCCGGCACCATTCTGGCGCTTGGGCTCGGTTACGAGCATCTGATGCTGCCCATGGAGTTCGAGCCGGAGCGCTGTTGTCGCACATCGATCGGATTTGTCGATCCGAGGATGGAAGAGGGCGAACTGCTCTTTCCGCAGCGCTTTCCGCGTGCGGTGGTGGAACGTGACAAGATACCGCTCGGATCCTATGCGGTTGCCGGTCAGTTTCAGCAGCGACCTTCACCGCGCTCGGGCGGGTTGTTTCAACGCGGCGATTTCGAAATCGTCGAGGCGGTGCCTGCCGGCGCGAAACGCTGCCGCGCCTGGGATTTCGCTGCCTCAAAGGAGCGTCCCGGCCGTCAGCCGGACTGGACCGTCGGTCTGCGCATGGCATGGGCTGACGGCGTCTTCTACGTCGAGACTATCGCCCGCGGACGATGGTCGGCCGCCGAGGTGGAACGCAATCTGAAAAACATGGCGTCGCAGGACGGGCCGACGGTGACGATCCGTATGCCGCAAGATCCGGGCGCAGCCGGCAAGGCCGATGCGGAAACGAAGATCAAGCTGCTGGCTGGTTTTCCGATCAGAGTCTTGTCTGCGACCGGTGACAAGGCGACGCGCGCCAAGCCGGCGTCGGCGCAGGCGGAAGCCGGGAACGTCAAGCTGTTGCGCGGAGACTGGAACGAAGCATTTCTGGACGAGATCTGCGCCTTTCCGAACGGGCAGTTTGATGACCAGGTCGATGCCTTTGCAGACGCTCTGAACGAGCTCGCGCTGAGCTCTTCCTTCAGCTTCACGAATTTCTAGGCTCGCTGGCGCGGGTCTTTCATCACATCGATATCAAAGGACAATCCATGGGGCAGATATTCTCGATGGTTCGCGACGGATTGGTGAGCCTTGCATCCCGCATGGGCACGGAAAGAGACAAGGCGGCCTCGGTTTTCTACGCGCAACCGATCCTGACAGACGAGCAGATTATCGCGGCCTATCGTGGCTCCTGGCTGCCGCGAAAGATCATCGACATCCCGGCATTGGATAGCTGCCGGAAGTGGCGAAACTGGCAGGCCGCGGGCGACCAGATCGGATTGATCGAAGCGGAGGAGCGCCGGCTCAATCTGCGCGGCAAGGTGCTTGAAGCGTCCACGAAAGCGCGTCTGTTCGGTGGCGCTGCCTTGTTCATCGGTACCGATGATTCCGATCCGGCACTGCCGCTCGACATGGAGGCAGTTGGAAAAGGCGGCCTCAAGCATCTGACCGTGCTGACACGCCGCCAGCTTGCAGCCGGTGACATGGATGGCGATCCGGCGTCCGAGTGGTATGGCAAACCGAAATTCTACACGCTAACCGGCGCCAACGGGACGCAGGTGGTTATCCATCCGTCGCGACTGGTCATTTTCAGAGGTGTCATGACGCCAAATGAAGAGTTCGGCGGCATGGGCAATCATGCTTGGGGCGAAAGCGTGCTGGCCGCGACATTCGACGCGATCAAGAATGCGGATAGCACAGCGGCCAATATCGCCAGCCTCGTCTTCGAAGCGAAGATCGATATCATCAGGGTGCCGCAGTTCTCTGCCAATATCGGCAATCAGGCCTATGAGGACGCCGTGTTGCGCCGCTATACGCTCGCCAATGCCATCAAGGGTGTCAACGGAACGCTGATCCTCGATGCTGAGGAGGAATACGACAGCAAGGGTGCGCCGCTCTCCGGTCTTACCGACATTCTGATGGCTTTCATGCAGATCGTTGCTGGTGCCGCTGATATTCCGGTGACACGCTTGCTGGGCCAATCGCCCGCCGGCCTGAATGCCACCGGCGCTGCCGACATGAAGAACTATCACGACCGGATCCAGGCAATCCAGGAGCTTGACTATACGCCCGCAATGGCGCGGCTCGACGAATGCCTTATTCGTTCTGCCACCGGTGCCCGCGATCCGGCGATCTATTCCAGCTGGGCGCCCTTGGAGCAGATGAGCGAGAAGGAGCGGGCCGATATCTTCAAGACGAAGGCAGAAGCGGCGCGAGCCTTGTTTGGCTCAACTGCCGGCGGGGAGATTATCGCGCGACAGGCGCTCTCCGAAGCGTTGGTGAATGCTTTCGTCGAGGATGGATCGCTGCCCGGATTGGAGGCGGCCATGAAGGCATCCGACCAATCGGAACATGCCGCCCAGCCCAAACTGGCTTCTGACCCGATCGAAGAACGCAACGTCCTGTCGATGTAACCGCCCAAGCATCCGGCTTTGTCATAGCCAGCAGCTCCTTACTCTAAACTCCATTAGGCTCCGACCAGGAGAAATCCCAACATGAATTTCACAGACACTGTCACCGTCGCGGGAACGCGGCGGACCGGAGACGGCTACCTTGTCGCCGACGCCCGGATCGCCCGCACGGGCATTCAAAGCTACAGCGGCGCCGAGATCGGCCGGCCCGAGATGCACGCCGTGCGGATCTATCGGCCGGGCACGGAAGTCTTTTCCGACGATACGCTGAAAAGTGCCGCTCACCGGCCGGTGACAAACGAACATCCGCCGGAAATGGTCACGTCGGAGAACTGGAAGAAATACTCCGTCGGCCAGACCGGTGACGAGATCGCCGGCGAGGGCATCTTCCTCCGCGTGCCGCTGATGGTCAGCGACGAAGCGGCCATTCAGGACATTGAAAGCGGCAAGCAGGAGCTTTCGGCCGGCTATGTCTGCGACGTCGACTTTACCGCGGGCGTAACGCCTGCAGGCGAAGCGTATGACGCCATTCAGCGAAATATTCGCATCAACCATATCGCCATTGTGCGCCGTGGCCGAGCGGGCTCGAAAGTCCGCATCGGCGATGCAGCCGCACCGTGGGGCTGCTCTCCTCTCGCAGCCCCACGTTCCATTTCCGATCATCATCAGAGCAAGGAAGGAATGATGCCCACGAAGACAATGACGATCGACGGCATCGACATCGAGGTCAGCGATCAGGCCGCGGAGATCATCACGACATTGCAGCAACGACTTGCGGATGCGGAGGTTGCGCACCAGAAGGCCATCGCCGTTCGCGATGCGGAACCCGATGCGCTCAAATCCGCACTTCCGAGCGATGCCGAAATCGATCGGAAAGCCGAGGCGCGCGCCGACTTGATCGGCCTTGCCAAGACGATTGCCGGCAATATCAGGACATCCGGCCTCACCGATGCGGCGATCCGCAAGGCTGTCGTTATCGCCAAGGCAGGCGAGAGTGCCGTACAAGGCCGATCGGATGCCTATATCGACGCGCGTTTCGACATGCTGGCCGAGGGGCTGCGCGAAAAGCCGGATCTGTTTGCCGGTGCGGTCAAGGACGGCATCAACTCGACGCAGACGTCCATGTCCTCAGCCTTCACTGCCTATGCCGCCATGGTTCGCGACCTCCAGTCCGCGCATCTGGCCGCCAACCCCACCTAACCAGGTCAACGAAAAGGAGACGCTTCAATGGCGACTTATCAGACCACCTATGGAAACGCTCCTCGGAAGGGCCTGCATGGGCAGATCGCTTCGGAGGAACAGGCCAACAAGATCAGCCGTACGGTGGAGAATGCCGCCGGAATCAAGTTCGGCCAGCCCGTCCAGCGCGGCCTCGCCGACCACGGCGTGGCGCCTTACGCCGCCGGCGGCAAATTCCTCGGCATTGCCGTGCTGACGCCGACCGTGCTGCCGGATGTAGCACCAGCCGGCGGCTTTGCGCAGTTCGTCACGGGCGCATTCCTGACCTCCGGTCAGATGTATGTGCGGGCAGGCGGCGCCGTCGCCGATGGTGACGCTGTCTACTACAGCTCCGCTGCCGACGCCTATGTCAACGCAGCCGGCACCGGCATCGTCGGCCCCATCCCCGATTGTTTCTTCGACACGAGCGGCAGCAACGGCGACATCGTCGAAATCTCGCTCAAGCACAGGAGCGCCTAATCCATGAACCAATTCGTTCGACAGCATTTCGCGGACGCCCAGGCGGCCTATTCCTTCGTTATTGCGCAGGGTCGCAATATCGAGACCCGTATCTACCAGCGGCGCTATCCGACCCTCAACTATGGCCTCCATGTTCCTGTCGTCACTGAAGGTAACGAATGGGCTGCCGGCACGACCTTCTTTACGGTCGACAGCGCCGGCGAGGCGAAGTTCCTCTCCGCCGCCGGCACGGACATGCCGTTCAACCAGTCAACGCGCGACAGCGCCAGCCACGACTTCGCGATGCTTGGCTCGGGCTGGGAATGGAATCTCGAGGAGGTCAATCAGGCCGCGCTCTACAGTCTCGATCTCAACGCATCCAACGCCATTTTCGCCGCCGATAAGATCGAGCGCCTGCTGAATTCCGTCGCCATGATCGGCTCGACGGAAAAAGGCTGGACCGGTTTCGTCAACGATCCGAACGTCTCGCGTGTCGATGTCGCTGCCGATGGCACAAGCGGCTCGACGCACTGGTCTGCCAAAACGGCCGACCAGATCTTGCGCGACGTCAACGATCTTATCGGCGGCGTGCGGAAGAGAACGGGCGAGGTCGAGTGGGTCGACAGCCTGCGTCTGCCGCCCGAAGCCTTCCGCCTGATCGCCACCAAACGGCTTGCCGATGGCGACGGCTACATCACCGTGCTGGAGTTCCTGCGGCGCGGCAATGTTTACACCGCCGAGACCGGGCAGCCGCTGGACATCCAGCCGCTGCGTGAGTTGGCCACAGCATCGCAGGATGGCGGCGGCCGCATGGTGGTCTATCGCCGTGATCCTGAGGTACTGCGTTTCCATCTGCCGATGCCGCGCCGCGTGCTGCAGCCGCGCCAGAAGTCGATCATGAGCTTCGAAACCGGCATCATCGCCCGCACCGGCGGCACCGAGGTGCGTCTGCCGGCCGCCATGGCCTATGGCGACGAGATCACGGCTGCGGCCTGACGCTGATTGCCCTCTTTCCGCCTCGCGCGGGGAGAGGGCGTCTGTCTTCTCAACGATCGATACGGAGCTTTCATGTCCGCATCCTTTTACGGCACGCTCGCTGCCGCCGATGCCTATTTCGCCGATCGTGCCAATGCCGGCTGGGCGCTGGCCAGCGATGGCGATCGCCTGGCGGCGCTGGTGCGCGGATCGCAGGTGGTCGACAGCCTTTACGAGCCCAAATTCAGCGGGCGGCGAACCGGGGGCTATGACCAAGCCTTGTCCTGGCCTCGCAGCGAGGCGACGACGGTGAATGGTGAAGTGATCGCTGACGATGCATTGCCGCTGGCCGTGACTTATGCGGCCTATGAAGCGGCGGCGCTCGAGCTTTCGGAACCCGGCAGCCTGACGCCTGTCATCGTTGCGGCCCGCACGGTGAAGCGCGAGAAGGTGGGGCCGCTTGAGACGGAATATGCAGTCGCTGACACGAGCGACGACATGATCGCTGCCGCAAGGCCGGTGCTGACCAAGCTCGACGGCCTGCTTTATCCCCTCCTGCGTCCGGTTCTGCCGGGCATTCTGGTGGTGTGATGGAGGCTTTCGATTATGGCAAGACCCGGGCGACTGCCGAGCGGCTGATCGCCAAGTTCGGCCAAAAAGGCAGTCTGCGGCGCATCAACAATTCCGGCCCTGATTATGACCCCGTTCAGGCGAGCGACGACTTTCCCTGTTCGTTCGTCGATCTCGATCAGAGCCAGGCGCATGTTGCTGACACGCTGATCCAGCGCGGGGATCGCATGGTCTATATCTCGACCGAGGGGCTTTCGATCACGCCGACATTGGCCGACAAGATGCTGATCGGCGGCGTCGAGCATGCGATCGTCGATATCCAACCGCTGTCGCCGGGCGGAACCGTCGTCTTCTGGCAGCTGCAGGTGCGGCGATGACGGCGCTGGTGCGTTTCAAGACGATCCTGACGCTTTGGCTGCTGTCGCGAACCATCCTGCTGCTCAATCGGGTTTCACCGTTGCCGGGAATTGAGAGGAGTGGCGGAGCGAAGGCCGAATCCCAAACCGCCAGACCTGCGGTTCGCGCCCGCTACGGTCATCTCACCCTTTTGAATTTCGAGCGGCGTGGCTCTTCGCCGGGCGACGCCGCCGATGATCCATAACGCTATCAAGGGGCAATCGACATGGCTTCCTCTAATTTTTCCGCCGATATTGCCGCCTGGGCCGAGCGGACCAAGAGGCGCATGGAAGAGGTGGCGAACCTCTCCGCGCAGCGGCTGGCCGGGGCGATCGTCGAGGCAACGCCTGTGGCCTCCGGCGAACTTGTCAATTCCTTCCGGGTCTCCGCCCCGCCACGGCAAAGCAGGGACGCGGAGGGATCCAATGAAGGCCAGCCGGTCGATCTGGCCGGCCTCGGCGTGCCATTAGGCGGGATGATCCATATGGGGTTCACCGCGCCGCACGCCGCCGCAGTCGAGTATGGCAAGGATGGGCAGGCGGGGCAGGGCATGGTGCGGCTTGCGGCGCGCCAATGGCCTGACATCGTCGAGAGCGCCGCACGCGACTCGGCGGACTGATCTCTCTAAATTTCAACATCATAGACATGGGTGACGCATGGCGACGGGGACGGACGCTCTCATTCTGGCTGCGCTGCTGGACCATCTGGCCGCACTCCAATTCCAGCCGCCATTGCCGGTGGCGCAGCCGGGCATTGCCTTCCCGCCGGCGGGGCAAGAAAAGCCGGATAATTATCTGGCTGTCAGCTACCTGCCCAACCGTCCCCGGCAGGTGACGCTCGGCGACGATCCGCAGCAGAAGCTCGGGCTTCTGCAGGTTTCCGTCTATTGGAAGGCCGGCGGCGGGCTGATCAAGCCACTCGATGCCGCCGGCCAGGTCATCGACCATTTCAACAACAAGACGCTCTTCGCCTCTGGCGTGAAGATCACGATCAGTGGCGAGCCGTGGGCCGCAGGCCCGATCCAAGAGGATGACCGGGTGCAGATACCGGTCACCATTCCCTACACCGCCTTTGAACCGGAGACATGATCCATGGCGAATAAAAGCACGAAGAAGGGCTCGAAAGTCTATGTATGCGAGACGCCCCAGAATACCGACCTGACGGCCACGGCCTATGCCGCGCTGACCTGGGTGCAGGTAGGCAAGGTCGGCAAGGTCGGCGATTTCGGCTCGGAATCCACCATCAACAACTACAATACGCTGGATGAGCCGGTGCAGCAGAAGCAGAAGGGCGTTTCCAACGCCGGCGATCCGGAGCTCGAAGTTGCCTCCATCGCCGATGATCCCGGCCAGGACATTCTGCGCGTCTTCGGCGATCCGCTTAACATCAACAACATGGCGATCAAGGTCGAGCGCAACGACGCGCCGCAGGGCAAGACCAACACGGTGTTCTATTCGCGCGGCGTCGTTTCCGGCCCGCTCTATCCGGGCGGCGGCTCCGACGATTTCGATCTGGAGAAGTTCAAGATCGGCCTCAACCAGCTGCCGATCCGCGTCGACCCCGTCACCACGCCGTAAGCGCGATCTTACGGAACCTTGCGCGCGTCGCTCTCCTGCGGCGCGCGGCCACTCGAATATGTCCCAACCGATAAGGTGTTTCCTTGGATATCTCCAGTCTCGTCAATTCCGAAGATCTCTTCGAGCTGCAGCTCCTGCATCCGGCCACCGAGGAGCCGCTCGGCATCTCCTTCATGATCCGCTCGGCCGAGAGCAACGAGGTGAAGAAGATCGTTCGCCAGCATAGCGACCGCTTCCTCGCCAGCCGTAAGAAGAAGCTGACCACCAGCAAGGTCGAGGCCGAATATCTCGACAAGGCGGCCGCGGCTATCGCCTCCTGGAACTGGGGCGAGCAGCAGTGGAAGGGCGAGCAGCCGGTGCTCTCCTTCGAGAAGGCCCGCGAAGTCGTCGAGGACGCCGGCTGGATCTACGATCAGGTGGCCGGCGCCTCGGAGGACCGCGCAAATTTTATGAAGAGCTTGCCGAAGGGCTTTCAGAAGCCGTAGGGGTCGTTGCGCGCTATGATTGCGTGCGCGATACAAACGGCGAGACCCGGCGCGAGCGCAACGAGGCCTTCGAGCTTTTAAGCCCGGAGGCCGAGGTGCCGGAGGCCGGCCATGCGCTCTGGGACTGGTTCTGGGACCTGCGCTCGACGCAGGCTTCCGGATTTTCCGGCCCGGCGCCGCTCTCACACCAGGAAATGCTGGGCTGGCTGCAGCTGACCGGCAACCTCCTGCGCCGCGAGGACATCGCCGTGCTGAAGGCGATGGACGGGCGCTATTGCCAAGCGGTGGAGGAGGAGACAGAGGCGATCAGGGCGCGGGAGGCGGGGTAGGTTTTAGGAAGCGACTTCAAATGCATCAACCAAAGAGCCACCTGAATGTATCGCGAACCCATCCCGCATAAGGGGCAATTGGTTTCAATTCTCTCCGCAATTCTTCCACAGTTCGGGAAGGGGCATAGCTAAAGTCCCTAAGTATCTCAGAATCACTGGCGGAATCAGTTTTAAAGATGGAAACCCCGCCCGCTGATACTTTGGAAATGCTGCCATCAATGGAAAGATATTGACAATTAATTGCTCTGGTAACCTTTTCCGCTCTCGTATTCAGCACGTTAAAGTTTATGGTTGCGGTATAGAGCATAGGCTTTATCGAGCCTTCATCAAATCTCTCCAGAAAAAAGCTTCGTATGTCGGGGCTTTGTTTGTACTCTTCTTCCAGGTCACCTCTGGTACCCGGCCTCTCGTTAAAGAAGAACCTGTTGCGCTCATAGGTGGAAGGTGCCGCGAGATACCCTTTGAGACGGGCCTCGCAAGCGGTCACGATCGGCGGATCAAAGATGCCAAAGCTGTAGATCAACAGCAACGCGGCAAGCACTGCAATCACGCTAACAATCAATTTCATTAAAATTCCCGCGAAATAGCTTTGCAGCATTCAGCCGAAGACACGACGAAGCTGGTCGCGAATCCAACCAGCATAAGGGGCGATTGGCTTTGAGTATCGCAACTCCTCTGCCGGTGTCGGAGGCGGATCGTTGCCGATGTCTCGTATTATCTGGGAAAATGCGGAAGCATCCACTGGCGAAGGGACGACCGACCAAATCGCAATTTGGGACGTGCTGCCGTCGGTGGAGAAGTATCGGCAAGTAACCGTTGTCGTGACGTGATCAGCATTCCTGTTCAATGCGCTGAAGTTCAGTATTCCGGTATAAATTACTGGCTTCAGCGCTCCCCTATCAAACTCCTTCAGGTAGAATTTTTTCAGATCGGGATGCCGAAATGCCTCGTCAAGTTCGGCTCTGGTGGCGGGCCTCTCACCGGGGATAAAGCTGTTACGCTCATAGCTTGACGGTACCACGAGTGCCGGTTTCAGATTTTCCTCACAAGCCGTCACGATCGGCGGGTCGAAGGCGCCGCAACTGCTCAGCAGCGCCAACAGAAACGACGTGATCGCAATATTTGAAAACAACTTCATGAAATCCCCCGAATGCGCTGGGTGATTTCTGCCATCTATTCGAAAGGTACGCTAGTGGCTGATGTTGCAACTCTTGGTATTTCTGTTGATAGCTCGAATGTGCGGAAGGCCACTGGTGACTTAGATGGTTTTGCTGCGGCGATGGGGCGTGTGACAAGTAGCTCTGGCGCAACGTCACGCGCGTTCAAGACCATGAATGGCGAGGCGAAGACGACTGGTGGAACCGTCGATAAGGCGGCCGCAAATGTACTAAAGTTTGGAGCCAGCTACGGTCTCGCTGCGGATAAGTTGAGGGGCGGGCTAATGGCCCTTGATGCTCGACCAAACAACGGTGCGCACTTATCCTATGCTTCAGCTACGGAGACACAGAACACCATCGCTGCTTCCGCAAACGTATCATCTACCGGGGACAAGGATTATGATTATTTTCTGGCACATAGGGCGGATTTCGCGAACGATACAGGTAAAGGCATAGCGGATATCCTTTTGAGCGCTACGAGCTTCGCGGTGAAAGGCATAGCTAATGAAAAAATTCCTTATGTAGGTGAAGTTGGCGAGTGGGTAGGTAATTGGATAGAGTCCTTTAGCCCGGCGATAATGCGTGAAAAATCTGCGGCACAGATCAAGTCTGACGCTCAGCTTGCCAGGGAAGTGCAATCTTTGCCGGGGCAGAAAAGCAATCCGGCAGTTGAGAAATTTGCGGCTGAGAAAATCTCAAGAGAGGATCTTCTCAATCAAACTGTTGGATTTCGTGAGAGCGCTGACCGCACATTTAGTCAAGCTCTCGGTAAGTTCGAAAGTGTCGCGGGTGAGTTCGATGTATTACTTTCTGCCTCTGCAGGCAGGGCTGGTAGTCAGCTTTCCGAACTGGGGAATAGCTATTTAGATTTCTATGATAAACTTAAAGCGGGCACCGCTCAAATAGTGGACGCGCAGAACTTTGATAAAATGTTGTCCAAGACGGCGGCGCAAATGCCCGATGATCCTGAACTTGCTGAGTTTTCCAAGAATTTCAAAGGCGTTCTCGGATCAATCATACAGGACTTGACTGTCGCGAATGGTTTGAAAGCGCAACATGAACTGTCTAATAGGCCTCAAAGCCTCGCCGCCGATCCAGCAAAGCAAATCGTTTTCCCCCAAGGCGGCGCCAGCGCGAATATGCTCCTTCCAAATATTTCTGCTTTCTCTCGCGTCAGTCCTCTTGCGATTGAAATGAAGTCCACCGCGAACAGTATTGGCGTTCAAAACAGCCAAAAGGACGAACTCCACGGCACTCAGCAAGCCATGGACGCTCTTACGAAATCCTCGAAGGTCAACACGGAACAAGCGATGGTTGGAATACAGACCTCCACTCAATCCGCTGCCGCGACGGACAATGTGAAGTCGAAGGTTGTCACGCTGAAGCAAAGTCAGGACGATCTTCAGAAAAGCGGTGCAGCGCAGTTGGCGCAGATGCCGCAATTGACCAAGGCGGCCAACGATCAGGCTGATGCCTATCGGCGCGTTGCTGAGGCGCAGTCGCTGCAGAAATTGGCGGGCGATATCCAGTTCCAGCAGGATCAAATGGGCCGCTCGACCATCGACCAGACTGTTGCTTCGACACAGAAGCAATATGGCCTGCCCGTCGATATGAATTCGGCCTCGGCCAATATCATTCGCTATAATGAACAGCTGAAATATGCCCGCGAGCTTGCCGGCGATTTCGCCTCGACGCTGGTCAGCGGCTTGCGCAATGGCGAGGGCCTTTGGAAATCCCTGGGGAAGGCGGCGATTTCCGTGCTCACCAAGATTTCCGACAGGTTGCTGAACGATGTGCTCAACAGCCTGTTCCAGGTCAACAGTGCCGCCGCAGGCGGCGGGCTGTTCGGTGGGGGCGGTATCCTTGGCGGGCTTTTCGGCGGAGGCGGCGGGCTGGATCTCGGCATTCTGGCGCGATCGCCGCAGGCGGCGGCAGCGGTCGCGAGCGGCATTCCCGGCCTTTGGGCCGATGGCGGCTATACCGGCCCTGGCGGCAAGAATGAGCCGGCCGGCATCGTTCATGCCGGCGAGGTCGTCTGGAGCCAGAAGGATATTGCCCGAGCTGGCGGCGTCGGCATCGTCGAGGCGATGCGGCTTGGCCGGCGTGGCTATGCCGATGGCGGCGTGGTCGGCGAGAGCGGGCCGCAATTGGTGCGGGCGCAGCCGGATGCTGCCGTTCCCGTCCGTCGCCTCAGGGCCGACAATCAGAACGATGCCTCCGGCTCCGCTTCCGGCGTGCATGTCACGGTCGGCGTTTCCGTCGATGAGGACGGCAATCTCAAGGCCTATGTGAAGAATGTCGCGCAATCGGAAGCGCAGAGTTCGACGCGGCAGGGGCTGAATGATTTCAATCAGCAGCTTCCCGATCGCGTCGCGCAGATCAACCGCAATCCCCGGAGGCGCTGATGGCCGTTTCCTATCCCTACAGCCTGCCGGCCTTTGCCGATCTTCTGAAGATCTCCAGCATCGTCTGGGATATTCAGCGCAATGACGAGCTTTCCGGCTCCGGCGATGGCCGGGTCTGGCAGGCGGAGCTGGCGCCGCCGCTCTGGACTGGCACGGTGACGCTGGCCGACATGTACAATGCGGAGGCGAAACAGATTGCCGCCCGCATCCGCAAGCTACACGGCGCCCAGGAGGCGCTTTTTCTTTATGATCCGCTGTCGAAATATCCGCAGGCCGATCCCGACGGGACGAAGCTCGGGAGCGCTGCGGTCAGTGTTGCAGCACTCGGGGCCGACAATGCCTCGCTCAGCCTCAAGGGCCTGCCGGCCGGTTATCGTCTGACCGTCGGCGACAAGATGCAGATTGGCTATGGCGGCCGCTACGCCTTTCTCGAAGTCTCGGAAACGGTTGCTGCCAGCGGGCAGGGGATCACGCCCGTCTTCGGCGTCTTCCCGCATCTGCCGGCGGGCTTTGCCGCCGGTCTCGGCGTGACGCTTCTGCTGCCGGCCTGCAAATGCCTGGTCATGCCGGGCAGCCACAATCCCGGCACCGCGAGCGGCCCGATCACCTCCGGCGCCACCTTCAAGATCATCCAAAAGAAATAGACGATGAAGAACATCACTTCCGCTTTCTTCGCGGCGCTGACCGGCGCGCGCGACAAGGGGCTCGTGCCCCGTCGTTTCGTATGGATCACCGGCAAGGATCTCACCAGCGGCGCGCCGGCCTCGATCGGCCTCTGGACCGGCGATGACGACATCAACATAACCGTCACCTCCGGCGTCACCGGTTTGCCCGAGGCGCGCACCTATTATGGCGGCCTCAATCTGCAGGTGAGCCCGATCCCGCGCACGGCGGATCTGACGATCCAGACCGTGACCATCACCATCGGCCAGATCGCGCCCGCCGTGCAGCAGCTCGTGCGCGGCTATGACCTGCGGTTGGCGCCGATCGAAATCCACGACATGACGTTCGATACCGGCACGCGCCTGCCGAGTGCTGCTCCGGAAATCGCCTTTCTCGGCATTGCCGATGGCGCGCCGGTGAAGACGCCGGCAGTGGGGCAGGATGGCGATATCGAAATCTCGGCCATCTCCGCCGCCATCGCCATGCTGGAGCGCACCAACCCGGCCAAATCCTCCTACGAAGGCCAGAAGCGCCGCAGCGGCGATGAATTCGGCCTTTATTCCAGCACCGTCGCCAATTGGCAGATCCCCTGGGGGCAGAAATGAACAGCGATCTCGTCAGGGTCAAGAACTGGCGTGCCCGCTTCGTCGCCGAAATCGATCGGCTGAAGCGCACGCCCTTTGCCTGGGGCAGCCATGATTGCGGGCCGGGCCTTGCCGGCAATCTGGTGCTGGCGATCACCGGCGTCGATTGTGCCGCCCAGTTTCGCGGGGAGTATTCGACCGCCGCCGGCGCGCTGAAGACGATGAAGGTGGCGGGCTTCGACAATCTTGCCGATCTCGTTGCCAGCATGTTGCCCGAGATCCACCCAAGCGAAGCCGGCATCGGCGATATCGCGGCTATCCCGCACGAGGGGCCCTTCGGCTACGCGCTCGGCGTCGTCAATGGCGAGCGCATTTTTGTGCTGCGCGAGAGCGGGCTCGGCACGGTCGACCTGCTCGACGCCAAGCGGGCCTTCAAGGTCGGTTAATCCGGCCTCTCGATATCAATTTTATCCCTGACCGGTGATAAGTCGGCGCAGCGTTGGTTGCGACGGCCCTTTCCCACGCGCCAATCGAGGTCGTCCGATCCATGAAATATCTCATCCTGCTTCTGAACGTCCTAAGTTTCTGGCTGGTGGCGGATGCGGCGCATGCCGACCCGCTCAGCCTGGCGATCAGCTCGATTGCGAGTTTCTTCTCCTCGATCAGCATCGGCAAACTAATACTGACGGTTGCCATCAATATCGGCCTTTCGCTGGTCGAAAAGGCGCTGGCGAAGAAGGATAAGCCTCAGCCAGCCGGAACGAAGCTCGAGATCAGCATGGGGGACGATCATGCGATGTCCTTCATCATCGGCAGCTACGCGACCGCCGGCAAGCGCAAATATGCCGGCACCTGGGGCGAGGACGGCAAGACGCCGAATGCCTATTTCACCGACGTCATCGAAATCGGTAGCCTGCCTAACCGCGCAGGCGAACGCGGCCTGAGCAGCCTTTGGATCGACGATCAGAAGGTCGGCGTTCTCTGGGAAGAGCCGCACCCCGACGGTCGCGGTTTCCCGGTTCTGCAATATCGCGTCAAGGGCAAGGACTATCTCTGGATCAAATTCCTCGACGGTACGCAGACGAGCCCCGATCCCTTTCTGACGGCCAAATTCGGTGGCCATGCCGAGCGGCCCTGGAAGCCGACGATGATCGGCCGTGGCTGCCAGGTGGTCATTCTCACCTCGCGCTATAATACCGATCTTTTCAGGGGCGTCCCTGCCGGCCTTTTCGAGCCGCACCCGCTGCCGCTCTACGACGTCCGCAAGGATTCCTCGGTCGGCGGCAACGGTGCGCATCGCTGGGCCGATCCTTCGACGTGGGAGCCTAGCACCAACCCGGCTGTGATGACCTACAACCTTGCCCGTGGTGTCTACTACGGGTCGGAATGGGTCTACGGCGGCCAGAACATCGGCGCCTTCTGCCTGCCGGTGGCGAACTGGATGGCAGCGGCGAATGCCTGCGACGCGTCCGTCCAGCTCGACGGCGGTGGCAGCGAACCAGCTTTCCGTGCCGGCTACGATATCCAATGCGATCAGGAACCCCTCGATGCCATTTCGGAGCTGCTGAAGGGCTGCAACGGCCGCATCGCGGAAGTCGGCGGCATCTTCAAGATGCTTGTGGGAACGCCGGGTGCGGCGGTCTATTCTTTCACGGATGACGATATCATCGTCACAGAGGAGCAGGATTTCCAGCCATTCCCCTCGCTTTCGGCGACTTATAACGCCATTGAAGCGACCTATCCCGAGCCTGCGGAAAAATGGGCGACGAAGGATGCTCCGGGCCGTTACAATGCCGATTTGGAAGTTCAGGACGGCAATCGCCGCCTGCCGGCGCAGATCCAGCTGCTCACCGTTCCGTTCGCCAATCAGGTGCAGCGTGTCGGCCTGGCGATGATCCAGGATTATCGGCGTTTTCGTGTGCATCAGGTATCGCTGCCGCCGGATGCCTATCCGCTGGAGCCGAACGATGTCGTTTCCTGGTCTTCCGCGCGCAACGGCTATGACGAGAAGAAATTCCTCGTCGTCAAGGTCGAGCCGCAATCCAGTTTCCTGATCGTCGTTACCCTGAAAGAAGTCGACCCCGCCGACTATGACTGGCATCCTGGCCTGCAGCTGCCCACCGCCACCGGCTGGCTCGGCCCTATCACGCCGCCATCGCAGCCGATGATCGGCTGGACCGTCGAGCCGGCAACGGTGAAGGATGCCGGTGGCATCGATCGCCGTCCGGCAATCAAGATCAGTTGTGCGCAGGATCTCGATGACGTTACGGGCGTATGGGTGCAGGTTCGCCTCAAGGCGACCGGCGATGTCGTGTTCGACAGCGACAGCAATCCCTATGCCTCTCCCTATTCCTGGATCATTTCCGGACAATGGATGATCTCCAATACCGACTATGAGGCGCGGGGCCGATACCTCCCAAGATCGAACCGCGCAACCGATTGGTCGGCATGGCTGACCGTCAAGACGCCAAACGTCCTCATCCAGGCCGGCGACGTCCTCGACGGCGCTATCATCGCCTCGAAGATCGCCGACGCGGCCGTTACGGCCGCAAAGATCATGGACGAGGCCGTCACCAACCTGAAGCTCGCCGACCAGGCCGTTTCGACCGCAAAGCTTGAAGTGGCGGCGGTCACGGCCGACGTGCTGGCGAGCGGTGCCGTCATTTCCACCAAACTGGCCGATGGCGCGGTGACGGCCGCCAAGCTCGCCCAAGGTGCGGTGGACGCGACCAGCCTTGCGAGCAGCATCAAGGCCGTCGAAGTCGTCTCTGATCTTCCCACCTCAGGCAATGTCGAAGGCCGGCAGGTTTTCCTGACGACGGATGGTAAGCTTTATCGTTATCATGGCGGAGTGTGGACTGCGGCAACGTCAGCAACCGACATCACCGGCCAGATGACGGATGCGCAGATCGCGGCCGTTGCAGCGGCAAAGGTGACGGGGGCGATGGTTTCCTCGCAGATCGCGGATGCGGCGGTCACGAATGCAAAACTTGCGGCTTCCGCCATTGATGCGACGAAGTTTGCTTCCGGCATCCGGCCGGTGGAAATCGTCTCGAGCCTGCCGACGACGGGCAATGGCGAAGGTCGCACGGTCTACCTGACCACGGATGACAAGCTTTACCGCTACACCGGCAGCGTCTGGACATCGGCAACAGCGGCTGGTGATATTGCCGGTCAAATCGTCGGAACGCAGATCTCCGATGGGGCGATTTCGACGCCGAAGCTCGCGGCCGGCGCAGTGACTGCCGACCGGATCGCGGCCAACAGTATCACGGCCGGTCAGATTGCTGCCGGTGCGGTTTCCGCCTCGCAAATTGCGGCTGGCGCAGTCACGTCGGACAAGCTCGCATCGAATTCCGTCAGTACCAATAAACTCGCGGTCGGTTCCGGCGCGAACCTGCTCCAGAATTCGAGCTTCACGATGGGTACGGATTGCTGGACCTATCTCCCCTGGGGCACCATTGCCGGCCTGTCCTTAGCACTCAATCCGGTGGGCTGGTCATGGTCAGGACGGAACAATTCGACACTAAGGTTGTGGCAAAATAGCGGGCCAGCAGGTGCAGACACCTATGCGGACATCCGTTGGCTGCGTCCGGATGGTGCCGCACTTGCTGGCTCCTTGAAGTACTCCGTCCCCTGCGTGGCCGGGGAATGGTTTGAAACCACGGTCTATGCTTCCGCCCACCGTTGCCAAATCGAGTTGTATATTGCCTGGGTGGGCGCGGACGGCATTGAAGTTGGCTACAGTTCGAGCGCAACCAATACCAATAATGCGATCTCAGGAGATGCGAACAATCCGGACCTTTGGCTGCGCTTGCGGGTAGCAGCAGCTGCGCCCTCTAACGCTGTGGCAGCTTCCATCCTTATTCGCAAGCGCGACACGCAGGCGGGCGGTGCAGACAGTTATGCCTTTGTAAACAAGCCAATGCTGTGCCGCATTCCGTTCGGAGCGTCCGAGCCGACGCCTTGGAGCGATGGCGGCATCGTTCTCGTCACCAACGGCGGCATTGTCGCGAATGCGATCACGGCCGACAAGATTGCGGCGAACGCCATCACGGCGAAAAGCCTCGTTCTGCAGGATTGGGAAAACCTCGTTCCCGACAACCAATTCCAGACGGCGTCGGCCTGGTTGTCCCGGCCTGCGAACGTCGCGGTGCAGCCGATCACCACACAGGCGTTCACATCCAAGGGTTCCTTAGAGTTCACATACGCCGGCAACGGAGGCTATCAGCTCGCGGCTCAGTCGACATCCTTCCCTGTCACGGCAGGTCAGCAGTACCTCGCCTCAATCCAGATGGTGCGCACCTCGGGCACTAAGCTGAACGTATGGGCACGCATCCACTGGACGGGAGTCGATGGACTGACGCTCAGCCCTGACGTCTGGGGAGACATCGCCAATACTGGCGGCCCGAACGCTGTTGGCGGCGTTCAGACCTTCTCGAGCACAGTCACCCCCCCGGCAAATGCATTTGGCGGACTTGTGCGCATCTACGTTCAGACCCTCTCCACGCAAACGGATGGTAACATCTCGTTTGGTGGCATCAGCATCCTGCGAAAGGCTTCGGCCAGCCTGATCATTGATGGCGCAATCACCGCCGATAAGATTGCGGCAAATGCGGTCATAGCAGGCAAGGTGGCCGCAAACGCGGTTACGGCAGGAACAATCGCCGCGAATGCCGTGACGGCCGGTACGATCGCGGCCGGTGCGGTCTCGGCTGGACAGATCGCGGCCGGGGCCATCACGACGGATAAGCTGGCTGCTGGGTCTATCTCCAGCCAAGCGCTTGCTGTCGGCAACGGTGGCAATTATCTCTCGAATTCGGACCTGTCTGCGGGCCTCACCGGATGGGGGCCTGAGTGGTCGAATTCTGCCTCCAAGTTCACGCTTTCACTGCGCACGGACACCTACGCGCCCATTCCTGGCGCTATCGAAATTCGGCAGATCAGCGGCGATCAGGGGATCGAGTACGGCGTGACATCCTACAATGCGGATGGCAGCGGTCAGCAGTTCGCCGTCAAGCCAAACGGCTGGTACGAGCTGTCCGTTTACTATCTCGGCCATCGCTGCAACGGCGTGCAGCCTTACCTTGCGGTGTTGGACGCTAATGGCACTCTTCTCGCCTATCCCAATTGGGGAGTTTTCCCTGCAGCCCAGAACATTGATCCGCAAAAGAACCTCGCCAATTATCAGCGGTTCTGGGCCAAGGTTCAGATGCCGGCGAACGCAGCCAGGGCCATAGTCTTCTTCCGAATGAAGGGGACCGTTGCCGGTCAGAACGACAGCTTTCTTTGGCTGGCGCGCATGTATTTCGGTGAGGCCCATCCCAATCAGACAGAACCGAGCCCATGGAGCGACGGCGGCGTCACGATGATTGCTGGCGGCAACATCGTCTCTAACGCGGTGACTGCCGACAAGATCGCCGCGAACGCCGTCACGGCCGGAAAGGTCGCCGCCAATGCTGTCACGGCCGGCACGATCGCGGCCGGTGCGGTCACCGCCATCACGATCGCGGGCGGCTCTATTACCGGCGACAAGCTTGCCGCCAACACGATCGGCGCAGGCCAGATCGCGGCAAATGCCATTACCGCCAAACAACTCGTCCTGACCGATTTCAGCAACATGGCCGACAATGGCTGGCAGACCGGAACCCTGGATGGCTGGACGGTTCAGAACCAGCAGGCCTTCTATAACGACACAGGTTCGGGAGATGCGGCCGGCTGGGTGCTGCAGTCCCTCGGCCGCGACTGCGCGCGGTCGAACTTCATCACCGTGACGGCGGGCGAGGTCTATGCCTTCGATGTCTGGGTCTACAACACTGATGCCGGCACCGCGAACATCTATGCCGCGATCCAGACGCCTTCTGGCACATGGGCATTCAACGCTGTAGCCTCCACCTCCACCAAAAACGGATGGGTGCGCCTGCAGGGCCGCTACACAGTGCCAAGCGGCTATACGAAACTTTCGATGCTGCTTCAGGTGGAGAAGACGGCCGGAACTGGCAGTTCCTGCTACTGGTCGAAGCCGGTCATGCGCCGCGCCGTCTCGGCCGAGCTGATCGTTGACGGTGCCGTGACCGCGAACAAGATCTCGGTCAACAGCCTCGACGCCATCACCGCCAATCTCGGCGCGGTCAATATCAGCTCGGCCGTCATCGGCTCGCTGCAGGTCGGCACGTCCAATATTCAAGGTGGCGCTGTTACGGGAGTGGGCGCTGGGCGTGTCGCCGGCACGCAGACCATCGGCGCAAACGGCACGGTCAATCTCGTAAGCTGTGTCGTCAATGTTGCCGGCGATGGCCGCGTGGTGATTGATGCCATGACGCTCGGTCAGTTCAACCAGAACGGCGGCAGTCAGAACTCACAGCCGATCGGCTGCAACATCTTCCGCGACGGAACGGCGATCTTCAGCCAGACCTATTATCTTGGCGTGGTCCAAACCGTTGTCTCTGGAACAGGAGGCAGCAACGGCACGACGACACAAACCACTTATACGGCGGGCCTCGTCGCCGTCTCTGGCCTCTACGACGCTCCCGGTGCCGGCAATCACACCTACATCCTGCAGCTCTATTGCCCCAGCAACACCATCGGCTGGAACGAAAGCAACATCACCGCCACAGCTTTCAAGAGGTAACTCCATGACAGCGTTAGAAGACAGAACAATCCACTACATCGTCCATGGCCCAGACGGCGCAATCCGCCAGAGCGGCGATTGCGCTTTGAGCCTGTTGCCGCATTATGCCGGCATCTACGGCGAGGGCTTCAAGGCAATTGAAGTACCGGCCGACCAATATCGCCGAGACATCGACGCGCACTGCTATGTACTGGACGGCGTCATCACCTCCAAAAGCATCGTGCTCGATGTCACCGAATACACCGTCCGGGCAGATGGCTTTGACACGGTGCGCCTTACGTTGCCGGCCGGCACCTCGGTCCTTCATGCCGGCGAGATCGTCGCGATCGAGGACAACGTCTTCGAGTTTACGACCGACGTTCTTGGCGACCACCGTTTTTCCTTCATCGCCCCAGCAGGTTTCCATCATTTCGAGGTGACCATCCATGCTGTTTAACATTTCGGCTGATCTTGCTCTGGAACGTCTCCAAGCGCAGACCGACATCGATCGTCAGGTCAGGATGGCGCGCATGATGTTCATCACCGTCATTCCCGGTCAGGAGGCCGTCTATGCGCTGAAGCGCCGCGAGGCGCTGCTGATTGTCGCCGATCGGCAACAGGGCGCAAATGTGCCCGAGAGCGAGACGCCGCACATCACGGCCGAGGCCGCAGAGCATGGCGTTAGCCGATTCGAAAAGGCCGTCGAGATCCTGACGCGAGACCAGCATTGGGCAGTCGGATCGCAGATGATCGAAGCCGTCCGCCGATCGGCAAACGCCGTTCTTGCCGCCGCCAACTCCGCTCCCGAAATCCGCGCCGCCGCCGACATCGATTGGCAGGACGTCCGCGCTTACGCCCAAGCTTAAACACAGGAAAGGACTGCCATGTACCGCATTGACAGCATGTATGAACCGATGGTCGAGGCGCTGCTTTCGGCTCGCTCGGAAAACCGGGCCGATCGCTGGATGGCCTGCGTCGCCTTCTGGCTCGGCCGACAGCAGATCTATAACGTGCCGGATTACTGGCTCGCACTTGCCGCCAAGATCACATCCGGACTGGATGCCGCCGATAAGGACGCAATCCTCGATCAGCTCAGTAACAAGGAAGCCGCCCTGGTCAGCGCGGCCGGTGATTGGCCGGAAATGCCGTCGAGCCTTCAAGCCGTTGTTGCCAGCTGGTCTCCGGAACCGATCACTGTCGATCTCTACGCCTATGCGGCGACCAAGCGCTATGCCGTCGAAACGGGCGGCATCGTCATCGATGGCATGCGCGTCATGACCGATCGGCAGAGCCAATCGCTGATCACTGGAGCCTACAACTATGTGCAGGCGAACCCGGAGGTGACGGTGAAGTTCAAGACGGCGGCCGGCTTTGTCGAGCTAACGGCGGCACAGATGACGGCTATCGCCAATACGGTCGGCGCTCACGTCCAGGCGAGCTTTGCCGCTGAAGGTGAAGTCGACAAGCAGATCATCGCCGGCACGATCACTACGACGGCGGAAATCGACGCCTTCGCGTGGCCGGCAAACACTGCAGCCTAAGTGTATTTTCAAAAGAACGCTTAAGCAACGATCTGAGCTTGCGGGTTATACAAGACTCTTCACGCCATGTGGCTCAGCACGGCTGCTCTGCAAGAGATGCGGCTCCGCCGCGCTGGGGGAGAGGCAGAACCTGGTGACCGGGAAACGGCTCACGTGATGCGAACAATACACTGGGGGCGAGCTTGTTCGCATCGATGGCGTTTACCGCCGCCGGCTGAAGCCTAGCTTGAAAAAATCCGGTCGTAATCAAAGGCGCCGCGAATGCGGGCCGGACTTTTGACAATAAAGGAAAATGACATGGAGCACGCAAAGTTTTTTGCGGGGTTGCGCTTGTCGCTGTTTGGCGGGCGACTGTCGACAAATCAGGTCAATGGTATCGAGGCAATCGTGTCTGAGTTGGAGGCCAGACCGTTGGATAGCCGATGGCTGGCTTACATACTCGCGACGACGTATCATGAGACGGACAAGACTATGTGCGCCATCTCGGAGAATCTAAACTACTCGGCCGCCGGTCTGCTTGCGACCTTCCCGAAATATTTCACGGTGGGGGAGGCCGGCGCCTATGCCCGGCAGCCACAGCGGATTGCGAACCGCGCCTATGCAAACCGGATGGGCAACCGGGACGAAGCCAGTGGCGACGGCTGGCGCTACCGTGGTCGTGGTCTGGTACAGATAACCGGGCGTGACAATTATACAAAATACGGGATTGCCGATGATCCGGATAAGGCGCTTGATCCCATCAAGGCCATTGAAATCCTATTTGACGGGATGACCAACGGCCGGTTCACCGGTAAGAAATTGTCGGACTTCTTCACTGCCACTGCGACCGATTGGATTGGTGCGCGAAGAATCATCAATGGTTCGGATCGCGCGGTCGATATCGCCGGTCACGCCAAGAAATTTGCCGCGGCACTCGAGGCCGCACGATAGTCTTGCCGCAGGTTGGATCCCAGATGGCGCTGCCATCCGCCAGGGGGTCGCGACCAATATGGGCCCAAATTTGCTGACGAATTCATAGGGTACTCACGGATCAAAGCGAAACGCCCGGCTTAAGTTCCGTTGCGACCAACCCAAGGATGGCCAATCACCTTCGGCAAGGTTCAATTGCCCCTTCAATCAAAAAACTCTCATCGGCAGACCAATCGGCCAATGAAGCCAGGCGATATCATATGAACGACCCTAGTGAATGTTGTCCGCGGATCGCGCCCATCCCTCCATGTGAAAAAAGGAAAAAGATGTTCAACACCAATGCTTTGCATAATCTTCTCAATGTATCCATCACCCTGTCGGCACTGATCGTTGCCATTCTGTTGGCAACAGGTTGTGCTCAGCTTGCTGATGGCACGTTAGAGTGTTCACAGTCCTTTGTCGGCCCCAGCTACACCGCTGCTGCAGTTGCCGCTCTGAGCGCTCTCAAGATCGCGGTCAATATCATGCGTGATGGGGTCTCGGGGTTGATAAAACCTCAGCCGCCTGTCGGCAAATAAGGCTTTTCCCGCAGCGCGCCTCGACGAACGAGGGCGTCGGATTTCCAGTAGAGAAAACAATGACGATGCACGAATTTCTGGATGCGTTGGGCATCAAAGCCGGGGTCGTCATTGCTGGCCTTTCCGGCGGCATCTTGCGTGGTCTTTCCAGGCGTCGATACACAATGCGGGAGATTGTTGCATCGCCGATCTGCGGAGCGCTGGCGGCAGCATATCTAACGGAGCCGGTGCTTTTTTACCTGCGTGCCATCAATTGGCCTCTGCCGCAAAAGGATGTCGCAGCCATGAATGCGACGGCTTTTGTCGTCGGCGTATGCGCCATGTGGATTGCCGACTTGATCTTCGACGCCATTTCCCGATGGGTGAACGGCGGCCGTGGGGTACCGTGA